GTTGCTCTTCCAACTCTAATCAAATCTTGTGGGGTCAAGGAAAATTCACCTATGTCGGATAGGTCCACATCCATAACAAGTTGTTGTGTACCAACAGGCACACCCATAATCATGTAATCACCACTGTCGTTAGTCTTTGATGTGAATTTGTAATACTTATCGTAAATTTCAACCGCGGTCGTGCCTGTTAGTGCGTCGGCTCTAGTAGGAAGTGTTCCAGAAGCTGCGTGTCCTGTATAAGAAGCTTCGTAAGGTAGAAGATTATATCGATACCCATCTTCATTTTTGTCTGTCGGTGACTTGTATGGATATATACTTGAAATTACAGGATTAGATTCATCTACTTGTTGAATAGGAATGAATACAGATACTCTAGCATTAGGTAATCCCAATCCGTTGTTTGCTGTAACTCTACCTACAATAACACCATAATCGGCACAGGCTCTTGTGTATACATCAGTCTGTTGTATAGTCAAAGACAAGATTTCCAAAAATTCAAAATCTTGGTCTAATTGTAAGTTTAATGTTTTGTTGACTCCTAGTTCGGTTCTAATTCTGTAGGATTGACCCATCAAATTCTTTATGCAATAAATAGTTTAAGTGTAATTTTCCAAGGACATTATTACACAACTTAAAAATAAGTCAAATCGAATCTAAATAAACTGATTAAGAAAAAGTAGTAGACTCAAAGTTCTTAACCGATACTTTGATGTCTTTTGCGGGGTATCTTATTTGGTAAACTTGTGATGGTTGTGCAAATATTGTATTGTCTACAGGTTGAATTTGTTTAGTTTCAGGGTCTAAGTATAACATAGAAGTTTCAGCCGAAGAATATTGTCCCCCAACTTTATTAAAGACCTTAATTTCTGTAACAGATAAAACCCCGTTTTCATTTTGGATAATACTGTTAATCTCAGACAAGTTTACATTTTGTCCTAATTCTCTTACCTGTGGGTCCATGTACGCAGCTAATCTATCAACAACTGCAGAAATTACTTGTCCTGAGTTTTGTGCCGAATCAAGTACAATACTAACTTCAAAACTCAAATCAATTACTTCAGCTGAGAGAATTGAAATGTAGTCATTCATCATTCTGTAGTTTGATAAGTAGGTTGCAACATTTTGTCTAATGGTATTTGATACCATATTGGTCAACTTTCCTGAAGTATCATAGGATAGAAGTTGAATCAAAATTTTGTTATCGTTTTCTGTAATTGAAACTTTGGCTGGTGCTCCGTACTCTGAAGGCATTGTTCTAATTAAAGATTCATAGTCTCTAATTGTAACCGCTCTTTTCTGTGCCGCAAAGTTGTAAGCCACATAGTTTCTAACTTCGTCTACTGAAGGTACTCCCGCTCCGCCTACTGCAGCGGTTACGTTTGTACATCTGAGTGAATTTACAACGGCAGAGTTTGTTGATTCTGAAGGTCCATTTACATAGAAAGAAACTGTTCCAATTTGATTGATTACATTTGTTCCAAGGTTTGTTGCTAAACCACCACCAACTCTGTATTGAATAAAAAGTGTTGAGTTTGGAGCTAATGTTGAACCAAGTGAAATGTTATTAGAATATCTTTGGATATCCGCAGTAAGACCTAAAGTAGTAAATTCATTTAGAGCATCTTGAGCGGTGTTTGTTCCACCTCCAAATGTTAACTTTTTGAACCCTTCGGCTGTGAATTCGCTTATGAAACGATTGGCTGTTTGAATATATCTTCCAACTTTAACTCCAGGTTGGTCAGAAACTTTAGTTGGGTCTTCTACGAATATTCTATCTTCCGCAAGAGTATCAACTTCGTACCATCTATTTTGTGCACCTAAAAACTCTGCAACTGAGGGAACGTTTGTGTATTCCGTACCATTCTTAAGTAAAACACTTGTAATTCCCAAAACATTCTTCTCAGGTAAAAATAACTCAAAGAATGGTTTTACATCATTTGGAGTGATAACTCTTTTGAAAACTTTTGTAATACCGTTAACAACTAATTCTCTTTTGGTGATTGTATAGTTGATAAGGACATTGTTGGCGTTGAAATTAGGAATTTTCAATCTGTTTGGAAAACCCTGTGAATTATAAGGTGATGCAAAATCAATGTCGTGAATGTTTTCAAAAACAATACCCGCACCGACAACTTGAGAGCCTCTTGTTAAGACCCCGAGATATCTTTCATCTTCTTTATCACCAAATGCTGGAACTGTAATTGAAAAATCAACTAATGAAACAGATGGTCTTTGACCTGGTACTTTAAGACCGTAAGTCCTTGCTATGTTGTATACTGACGACCTTTGTTGTGCATATTGAAGAACTGTCTCTTGAATACTTCTATCGATATTATAGTTCAAGTTATCTGCAACTGCAGCGTTCAAATCCAAAAACACAGAAAATACCGAGGCATCGTTAAAGTCTTGAATGAGTTCAGGGTAATATGTTCTCACATAGTTTAATAACTCAGTTCTAATTCCCTGATAATCTCTTGTTGCGTATGATATTTTTCTATTTGCCATCTATGTTAAATATTGATAATAACGAAATCACTTTGTCCAAACGCGTTTCTTTCTGTTGAATAATCTATTCTTACCTTTGCAGTATATTCAGAGGTTCCTTTACCAGGCACTCTATAGATGTCGTACATCCTCGGGTCAGTGACTGTTCTACTTGTAGTTGCAGGTACTTCATCATCAATATTTGCAGGTTCAATTGTTATTTGATTCAACAATAATTGTGGCATGAACTGTGAAACTGCGTCTCTGATATCAGATTGTATTGCATCAAACGTAAGACCATCGTATGGTTCAAATATAAATTCATAGATTCTAGTTCCGAACTCAGGTAAAAAATATCTAGACCCTTTCCTTGTTAAGATAAGGTGAATCAAGTCAGCTTTAATTTGCTGAGTTTCAAATTCCGTAAGTGCTAAGTAGTCCCCTTTTCTAGAATCCCTGAAAGGAAAATTTATACCATATGTAATCCCGTCTGCCATATAGTGATAAATATACTTTGATTATTTTTTTATTGTAGTATTTCCCTTTTGTGCTTTAGGCTCATAGGGACAATGTCTACAACCATTACCACAACAATATCCCTTGTCTAAGTGATATTGTTCAGTCATAACTTTTCTTCCGTTTTCTGTATAGAAATAAGAAGGGAGAAGTTTTACCTTCTCCCTTTTGTTTTGGTTATTTTCCATAGGTTATACCAATGTAATCTCACAAGCACCGCCAGCACATGCAAGTTCTCCACTCAAGTCAGTCTCATCGTTATTCTCAACAATCTTAGATAAATCAACATCTTTAAGTGTGAGCATCAATTCTTCATATTTTTCTTTTGTGCAATCCTCAAAAGGTGCTTGGACGTAAGTTCCTCCGTTGTATGGGAGACATGAAAGACCATTGTAGTGTTCTTTGTTTTCCCACATCCACTCTCCAACTGCTGGCCATTCGTGTTCACGAATAGAAATTGTTGCAGACACGTTGTGAGCATTTGAACCACTTCTATGACCAGGTCTAATCCATTCCTGTTGTACCTTTTTAACTCTCTCAAGTAATTGAATTGGTGATTCATTTCTTAAGATAGACCCATCAGGTGCCTTTTGTGGAATACTAATAACCGCAGTATCGTGTGGTCTGAAATATTCGTCTTCAACAAGTTCAGGATGATTTTCTTTTAAGTATGAATACATTGATTCGTTTTTACCTACTCTAACTCTTCTGATATAATAATCATTATGCCAAGCGTGGATTCCTGATGATGTACCTAAGGTCAAAGATGTTGTTCCTGCTGGTTTAACTGTTGTTGTTCTTGCTGCTTTGTTAATTCCAATTAGGTTAGCAACTCGTTCGTTTTCTTCTTTTACTACACGGGAAGCCGATTTCATATTTAGACCAAGGACCGCACCTGAACCAATACCAGTCATTGAGATGCCAACAAGGGCATCTTTTTCTGTAGTTCTTTGCCAAATAGGTCTTAAATAATGGAAGTCAGTATATCCTGCTTGTAATGTTCCAATAAATGAAGCAGCCCTTACTCTATCTTCATAATCTTCTTGTGATACAACGTTAGATACGTTTACCTCTGTAAGGTTACAGAATTGGAATGGTCTTAACGCAATTTCACAACATGGGTTTGTACCCCAATCTTTATCATTAGATAAGTAAATACCTGGTTCTCCTGCACCACTCGCCTCAATTCTTTTCCAAAGCTCCATAAAATACTCTTTGGTAATTTTGTGTCTCATAAGAACTGCTGAGTTGTTAGCTCTACCTCTTTGTGGATTTGTTTCCCACCAAGAACCACTCTTACTTCCAATCATATCCTCGTCTGTTGCAGAGAATAAACAGATTAACGCCGCTCTTCTGATACCACCTGCAAGCACTGCGTCCGCAATGTGGCAAACAACATCGTGTACTTCAATTGGTTTTAATTTTTCTCCGTCTTCTTTTGAATCTAATATACCTTCAAGTTTGATTAGACACTCTTTTAATGGTTGAGGACCAGGTGCTTTACCGCCTGATGTTACAAGTCTCGCACCTTTTGGTCTGATATCACTGAAATCAAACTGAATGTGTGAACCGCCAAAGAAATAAGATTTTACCAACACTTTCACAGCGTCAGCCCATCCTTCAATTGAGTCTGCGACTAACCATCTTCTTCCTCTTTCTTTATTTGGTTTTCTTATTTCAGGTAAAACATCTACGTGATGTTTCTGAACTGAATAACCAACTCCTGTTCCTCCTAATAGTAGGAACATAATTTCTGAAAATACTCTCCAATCATCAATAGGTGCAAAGGCACAGTTGTAAATTCTGTTTGGGGAAATTTCAATGGGTTTACCAGCAAACTGCATTGACCTCATAGAAGGTAATACTTGTTTTTTATGCACATACTGATAATTCTCACGAATTTCTTTTTCTAGTTCAGGATACATTTTTATATGCATCTCCATGTTTCTTGTGACCAACTCTTGCCACGTCTCTCTTCTCTTAAGTTCTGGCATGTACTTCGCGTACTTCATGTACACTGTAATGTCTGATAAAATCCTGTTCGAAATGTCCATTTTTTAAATTTTTAGATATAACTTTTTTATCAAAAAATCACCGATTTTTATGATAAATATGCGGTCGGCAACTAAGCGACCACGAAAATAATTAAAAAAAAATAAGTTTTTTTTGGAAAAAGTAGATATTTAATAAAGTCTAATTTTGGGTTTTTTCCCTTTCTTTTCTCTTATCAAGAAGTTCCTTAACTCTATCTCTTTTTCTTTCCTCTTGTTGTTCTTCGAAACCTAAGAATGTTACCGAAGATTCGGTATCAATTTCTAATAGTTCGTTGTTGAACTTACAGTTCTCAAAGACAACACCGTCCTTACCAAGACGGGATTTTGTGATGGCAATTGTTGCAAGGTTCATCTCTTTTTGTTGAAGTGTCTTAGCAACGGTAATGATTACGTGACCTACTTGAGCTTTCTTAATTGAGCCTCCCATTTGGTCTGTGGTCACAACTTCAGATGAAATTGAACTTCTGTTGCCCTGAGTAGCTGTCCATCCAGCAATATCCAATTCATGGCACATTGCTTCGAAAGCTCTCATGACCGAGCCTTCAGCTTTCCATTCATCTTTAGCACTTGATTCAGGTAATACACAATCGATGTAATCCAAAAGAATCATATCAAGTTTTGTTCCGTCAGCTATCATTTTTCTGACTTGGTTTTTGATTTGATTCATAGTCATAGTGTCTGAAGCTAATTTCTTCAATACCAATTTATTTGGCATTGTTTCTCTAACCTCAGTAATTTTTTCCATAACTTTTTCTTTATTGAAAACCAAGTTGTCTGGTCCAATACCTGTCCAAATTGTGAAGTGTTTTCTTTGTACTATTTTGGGGTTGTCCTCAAAAAATATTTGAAGAACATTGTATCCCATATTAAATGCTGTGTTAGCAATTTTTGTAAGTATTGTTGTCTTACCTACACCTGTAGGTGCGAGAATGACTCCAATCTCACCTTTAGCCAAACCACCTTTTAATAGTCTGTCTATACCTGCAATTCCCATTGGAATTGGGTGCCTATAATCTTCCACCAATACAGTATCTAAATCTGTAAAAACATCAGATTGGCCTTT